GATGACGACCATAATGTGTTTCTGCTCGATGGGTTCCGTATTGCAGAGCTTACCATTGCCAGTGCAGCGAGCCATATACATAGAATACGTGCTGAAGTCGGCATCACAGCTGATGAGCTTGGTCCCATCTACGCTGACCCAGATGTGTTCCGTAGGAAATCAGGGAATAGCAGAACCGTTGGAGAGACCGTTGACAACCTATTCTCCGAATACGGAATTAGAATGCAACGCGGCAACAATGACATTGGGTCCGGTATTGCCAAAAACTGGTCCTACCTGACACCTGACATCAGACATGAGCATCCATTGACAGGCATGATCGTATCGCCACACTTCTATATCAGTGACAGGTGTCAGTGGTTCGTTGATGAGATCAGTGAGTACTACTTCAAGCATGACAGCAGCGATGATGTGACGGACACACCGATTGATCGCAACGACCATGCGATGGACATGTGGAAGTATGCAATGAGCAGTCGTCCTAAGCTGGCTGCGTATGTTGGTAGGACTGATGGACCGCCTGCATGGATGGCTTGGCATGAGATCGAACGTGCAGGTAGACAAGACAGGAAGGCGAGGCACAAGTAGGAGATGGACATGCTAGGGCTTGTACTGTTGGTGTTCTCGTTCGTGTTGGCTGTGTGTGCAGCACTGAACTGGCCCATTGTGCCACGACCTAATCTTGGTTGGGCTGCGTTTGCATTCTTCATTGCCTTCTTGTTGTTCAGTCATGGTTCGGTGTTGGTAAGATGAGTGGCAGCATCCCTGATGATCCAACGCTTGGCTCTGATCCAATCAATCCATTAGAGCAATCGCTTGACCAATCTGATGTAGGCTTGCCTCCTGAGCCTGTGCAACCAGCAGTGTATAAGGCATTGCCTGGCAGTCGTGTGCCTGTGTCCAGTAAGCGTGGCCTGATATGGAAGGCTCGTAAGGATCAGGGCCAGAAGGCTATGGGTGATCTCATAGATGCATGGGATGAAGCGATCAGGTATTACAACCATGACCAAGCGGATCATCGAGACGGGAGTTCTGGTAGCGGTGTGTCTGGTAGCCGTAGCCCTCGCGCTGCTGGTAATCGGTCTGTGGCGAAGCGCCTGAATGATATGTTCAGTAGCACAGAGAACATCGTGTTCTCGAATGTCACTGCACAGGTGCCAGAGTTGTATGCTAAGAACCCTGTGGTGTCTGTCAGTGCGACACCGACACTGAGCAAGCAGATAGATGAGACAGTCGATGCATTCGCTAGAGCATTGCAGAAGCTGATCAATGTGCTGTTTGCAATGAAGGTCAGCCCTGGTGTGAACATCAAGCCCAAGGCTAAGCGCAACGTGCTGATTGCGTTGCTGACCAATCAGGCATGGTTCGAAGTTGGCTACACCAAGAAGGACACGTCCAGTGAGCAAGCGATGCAGGACTTGCTTGGCTTGTCTCAACAACTGGCTGAGGCAGCAGAGGTCAGTGACATACGAGCAATTGAAGGCCAGCTACAGGCACTGGAAGAGAAGATAGAGTTCTTGCAGCCCAGTGGGCCATTCGTTCGTCTGCGTCTGCCTCATCAGGTGATCCGTGATCCAAATGGCACAGACCCATACCTGAACGACTGCAATTGGATGTTGATTGAGGACATGCTGCCTACTGCATACATCAATGCGATCTATGCGAATGTCGATCCTGACAGTGATGAGGCGGTATCTATATTTGAGCCAACGCACATCTTGAATGCTGGTGGTGAGAGCACAGAGGGTGAGGAGTTCTCACTGTTCCAGAAGAACGATCCATACACTCAGTATGGGTATGAGGACAGATCACAGTATGACAAGGCATGCTACACCAAGGTGTGGTATGTGTGGGACAAGACGACACGACGCTTGGAGATGTATGCAGACAATGATTGGAAGTGGCCCATCTGGGTATGGGACGATCCGTATCAGTTGCAGGGCTTCTTTCCCCTTACACCGCTCTGGTTTCATGACAACCCCGTTAGTGTGTATGCTAAAGGCGAAGTCAGTTATTATCTAGACCAGCAGGACCAGATCAATGAGATCAATGATGAGAAGCGTAGAGCGTTGTTGTGGGCACGTCGTAACATCTTCTACAACAAGAACGTAGGACTGACACAGGAAGCTGTGGATCGTGTGCTGAAAGGACCAGACGCCACAGCCACACCACTGGATGTGCCAGAGGGTGTTGATCCCAGCAAGATGATCTTCTCGCTTGTGCCGCCAAGCATGAACTTCGCACAGTTGTTTGTGAAAGATGATCTGTACAAGGCAGTCGATCGCATCGCTGCGACGAATGAGGTAGAGCGTGGAGGACAGTTCAAGACAAACACAACCAACAAGGCCATCGACTACTACAGCACAATGGGCAACATGCGTATGGACATGCGACTCGATGCCATTGAGGATGCACTCGGTGATGTCGGATGGAAACTGGCACAACTGTGCTTGCGTTTCATGGATGTGCAAACAGCTAGTCAGCTTACTGGCATGGACGTGTCGCCGTTCTGGCGTCCGCTTGACAATCTGCGTGACTTCCAACAACTGTCCGTTGGCATCGTTGGTGGCAGCACCCAGAAGCTGACTACACAGCAGAAGAAGCAGGAAGCCATTCAGGTAGGCCAAGTGTTGGCTCAGTATGTTAGGGCAGCACCTGCGTCTGCGTTGAAGGTCACACTCGACATGCTCAGCAAGGCATTCGATGACTTCATCATTAGCAAAGAGGACTGGGACAGCATCGAAGCAGAGGTTGCTACGATGGCTCAGTCACAACAGGGTGGTGCTCCTGGGCAGCAACCGGGCGGCAGTAGCGGTGAGCCTGCAATGGCCGGGCCTGGGATGCCACAGGCTGGTGCAGGTGGGAGTGGTGGTGGGATGCAGGTTGCAGCGCAAGTAGTACAAGCGTTGCAACAGCTACCACCACCAGTGCTGCAAGCCATTGGCAATGCACTGTCACAGGGCATACCACCTGCTGAGATATTCAGACAGATGCTGGCATCGCAAGGTGGCAGCAATCAAGGAGCTATAGCGTCATGAGCGACAGGACAGAGAACAGCATACTGAGCAACATCCCTGACTTTGCGGAGGAGAGCGATGGCGTCGATACTACGCATAGCCCATCAACGTCACAGCCGTCTCAAGCTGGCCAAGGCCAAGCAAGCGATGGTGGACAGCGAACATCAGCGCAGCCTACTCATGATGATCGCCAAGGCAGCGGAACTCAGCAACCTTCGCAACAGCCAATCGTCAGACGACACGACGGACTGCATGAGCAGGCGAACGCTGACAATCCCCGTGTTCGAGACTTAGTTGATCCCATCACTGGTAAGATCGTTGCACAGGGTGGCATTGAGCGTCGTGTGTATGAAGAAGGCCAAAGGCATGCACGTGAGAACAATGCACTGAAGCAGCAGGTTGGTCAGTTGCAGGGCTTTGTGAACAGTGTGAGTGAGGTCACACGTGAAGCTGCAAGGCTGAACATCAAGCCTGATGATCAGATGATTGCCATGAAGGTCATGGCTGACTTCCTACGTGATCCTGTGCGGACTGTTCAGTATCTAGTGGAAGAGGTCAAAGCGAAGGGCTACCCGATCCCGTTCCTGGCTGAAGGTGTCAGTCCAGGCATGGACATGAATGCCATCGCTCGTATGATCGACCAGAAGATGCAGCCGCTGACCCAGCAGCAGCAACAAAGTGTGCAAGCTCAACAGCTTAGGCAGCGTGCTGAGGCTGACCTGAACAGCTTCCTAGGTGAGAACACAGACGCAGAACAAAACCTTGACGTGTTGAGTGAGATGTTGCAGGCTCAGCCTGGACTTACGATCCAGTCGGCGTATACGAAGATGATACGCTGGTCCCATGAACAGGGCCTCGACTGGACCCAGCCTCTGAAGCCGCAGATTGCTATGCGGCAACAAGGGGCACAGCAGCCTACCCATCAGCAGCAGCAGCCTAATGAGCGTCCACTTCCTGGCGGTCGTAGTGTTGGCAGCAGAGCACAACCTGTCAACCGTGGCGCCAACGGAAGTGGTGCTCAGTACAATGAGAATGCATCCTGGGCTGAGATCATTCGGTCCTCGATGGAGGAGAACAACATTCGTTTCAACTGATGGAGTAGGCTATGCCTGTTGGCACTATCATACCTGCTGTTGCAGACGTTCTGCACAGCACGCTCACCAAGAGCCGACGCAAGTTGGTCATGGCGAGCATCAAGTCGAATGCGTTGATGGCTTGGGTGTTTGCGAACAACCGAGTGGAGTATGAGGATGGCGGATACAACATCACTAACCCACTTACCGTTGGAAGAAATCCCAACATCACGTCCTATAATTACTACACTCCTCTCCCAGTCAACCAGACCGACGAGTTTGATACTGTGGAATATGGATACTCGCGTGTTGCTGGCACGGTCATCATATCCGATCAGGAAGAAGATGAGAACAACGGCGCCGCTGCCATCTTCAAGCTGATGAAGGAGAAGATGAATGTCCTTGAGGAGTCGATTAAGGACAAGTTCAGTCAGTATCTTTACGCTGTTGGCGGCGGACTTGATCCTCTCGGTCTGGGCACTCTCATCCCTACTAACCCACTTGTTGGAACCCTGGGTGGTATTAACAGGGCTACTCAGCCTCAATGGCGGACTTCTGCTTACGTATTTGCTGGAGGCGTGGACTCGACCAACATTGAGGAGGTCTTCGATGACATCCTCATGGACCTCACCTTGAAGGGTGACAAGCCAACTGTGATCCTGTGTGGCCGCAACATCTATCGTGCATACAGGCAGGCAGTGCGAGACAAGTTCACCATTCCACTCAGTGAGGGCACTGCCGGTAAGCGCATGTTCGATCTGGGCTTCGAAGGCTGCATGCACAATGGCATACCACTGATGTATGACGAGGACTGTCCTGTGTCCTATGCATACTTCATCAACGACACCTACCTTCGACTGCATATGTTGAGGGGTGTGAACATGAAAGTAAAAGAGCTTGTCGCTCCTTGGAATGTAGACGCGGTTGGTAGCAGAGTAGTATGGCAAGGTCAGTGGTGTTTATGGAGAGCTTACCGAACACATGCAGTGATGACCAACTAGGAGCGTATGATGAGCGATAGACCAGACAGACCACACCTTGATCCTCGCATGACACATGCTGCTATGACTGAGGAACAGGAGATTGCATACGCAGAGATGGAACCACCTGTGAATGTGGACGTGCCACATGTCCAGCAGGAAGGCTCTGTGCTGACTTGCACAATGGGCAACTGGGATGGTGAGCCAACACATTACAGCTACCAGTGGCGTGTTGATGGTGTGCCAGTAGGCTCTGACAGCCCAAGCTTGCAGTTGAGCCAAGCTGACATTGGCAAGACAGCAACATGTGTTGTCACGGCAGGCAATGCTAAGGGTATCGTAGAGGCTCCTCCTTCTGTGGATGTGATCGTTGAAGGCCCACCAGAGGAGGGAGTACAGAGCTATGAGCGCAGTTGACTTCAAGCCTACATTCCAGGCTGAGTATGTGAATGGGCCATTCACTCGCATGGTCATGCACATCGAAGAGGAAGTGCGTGATGTTGGTCCGCTGAAGAACAAGCAGATCATCTCTCGTAAGATCGTGCCCAAGCGTGAAGAATTCAGTGGTGGCTACATGATCTACTTCCCACAGGGCCACAGCATGTTCGTGGCTGAGGATGACGTTGCACAGTTGCAGCGCATTGGTG